GATTTAGCATTAAAATATAAAGAAAATAAATAAAATAGTAATGGCAAAGAAAAAAGAAGAACCTTATTTATTAAACGATGAAGAACATTTAAGTGAAGTAGATACACAAATTACTAAAACTTATAATGATAAAGATCAAGAATCAAATCCTGACGAAGTTTCTAAAGCTATTAAAAAGGCCAACCCTGAAGATGTATCATATAATGAAGATGGTAGTATTTCAGTTAAGGAAGGTGATGTAAATGAAGTTGAAAAAACACAAGTAATGAAATTCGATATTAAGAGTAGTTCTGATGTTAAAGCTTTACAACAAATGTTAGATAAGGGGGTAGATTCTAAAAAAATGGGTGTTGGTACAGATGGAACAATATCTGTATCTGAGAATAAAATTAATTTGACTAAAAAAGAAATAATGGGTATTATTAAGGAGAATAAAAATTTTGTATCAACAAAATCGGATTTATTAAAAACAATTAAAAACAGAATAATATCAGAATCAAGAATGAACGATAACGTAAGAAGGAAGTTTGAGGGTGGTGATAACGACTATAATGATATTTTGGGTCAAGATTTAACAAATCAATTGGCACAAGAATCTTTTAGAGAAATTGCTGACAATATTAGACAAAAAACAGGTAAGGAAAACCCATCTTTTATGGAAATCCAACAATTTTTGAGTAATTCTCTATTGGAGGCAGCAAAAGAAGAATATAGGTTAGGAACAGAAAACCTAGAAAGAAAGGCTGTTGCCATGATTAGAAGACAATTTAACATCCCTGAGGATGCTGTTGAATTTGATGCAAAAATTATGGGAATACCTCCAGCAATGTTGGGTTTACCTAGTTCAACACCACAAACACGATTAGACCAAATTGCTAGACAACAAGGGTTTAAGATTGGTGATATTAAACGTGAAGGATTAAAGTTTGATAAAGGTAATAAACCAAAACCTGAGGGTAGAACAGAAGAACAAATTAAACCAGCATTAAAAAGAAGGCGTTTAACGAACTCAATGATGCATGGGGCAGCAAGAAAATCACAAAATTTACACCATTTAGATGATGAATTAAGAGAAACCAACCCAACACTAGGAAGAAACTATTCTAACGTTATGGCAGCAAACGATGCAAACTATTTCTTAATGGATGATGATTCTATTAAACAACAAGGAATGGGTGGTATTCATGCAGGAAACGTTAAATTAGACATTTCTAATCCTGATAAACCAAAAATTATAGCACAAGGAATTATTTTCCCAATTCTTTTACACGAATTAGCTAAAGGTGTTGTAGAATTAATGTCTTTACAAGGTTTAAGTGATGATGTTGAAGTAAGAAAATATGTTTTAGATAAAACTGATAATTTGGAATCAGAAACTAATGATATTCGTTTGGGTACAAAAATTTGGGAGAAATTTGTTACACAAATACCAACTGAAAACCAAGAAGTTATTTCTTTAACATGGAGTATTTTACAAGAATTACCTGATAGTGAATTTAATTCTGTTATTGAGGGGTTAATTAAAGGTGATGGTAATGCACAACAAAAAGTTAGAGGATTTGCTAATGAAGCTTTAGAAGAATTAAGAAGTGAGGCAGCTGAAGATGTTTTAGATGGTAGTGATGATGAAGATACTTATCCAGCATTAGAAGATGAGGATGAATTAGAAGATGAGGATGAAATTCAAAAACTAATCAACCAACAATTATCTGATGATAGTGATGAGGTTGACTACGAATCTATGTCAAAAGTAGAATTACAAAATCTTATTGATGATGCTTTGGATGCTGGTGATATGGAATTAGTTAGACATTTAGGTTCAATATTGAATAAGAAATAAAGACATACGGATTAGGACCGTTATCAGTTACGACTGATTAAACCCACCAAGTTCGCTACTATGGTGGGTTTTTCGTTTTTGATTATATTTATATTATATGAAATCAATAAAACAAATAATTAGAGAAGAAATCAACGATTTTGATTGGACATCAGAGATTAAACCGATGAAACCTGAAATGGAATGGTTAAAATCTAATTTTGATAACCTTAAACCAATTGTTAAAGGTATTAGAACCTATTATGTTGATAACGAAAGAAAACCACTTTTTTATTATCAGAATGAAGAAAATGGGGATGTTTACATAAATTATGGTAGAATTTGGTCGGTTTTAAAAAAGGATTTTGGTCTTAATCGTACTGAAATTCAGGAACTTATAAAGAGGTGGTTGGAAGAGACCTATAATTTAATGGGACTTACACCGAACAAGTTAAAAATGCTCTTTCTTCCTTTGTTGTAAGAGACCTATAATTTAAGGGGACTAACACCCCACCATATCTGTATGGGTCACAAAATTAAAACTCATGATATTTATAAGTATGAGTTTATCAAAAGCACAAATGTTATATGAAATTGGGAAATGTTTATCAGACCCAGTTTATGCAATAGAATCTTATTTAGAAACAGAAGATAGGACACAAGGTGGTTATGTACCATTTAGATTATTCCCAAGACAAATAGAATTGGTTAATGATTATAAAAATCATGACCACAATATAGTAATGAAACCTCGTCAGGCAGGTATTTCAACAACAACGGCAGCATACTTCGCAGTTTTAACAGCTTTATCTTCAAATAAATCAACACAAAAGATATTGATTGCGGCCAACAAACAAGAAACGGCAAAAGAATTCTTGAAAAAAATTAAAGATTTTACCATGCAATTACCAGCATGGATGGATGTATATAGACCAGCAAATAGTGATTCATGGTTTAACCCCGAAAAAAACTCAAGTTCCCATTATAAATTATGGAATGGTTCAGAGGTTAAGGCCGTTGCTTCATCAAAAGATGCTTTAAGGGGTTATACACCATCATATATTGTTGTGGATGAGGCGGCCTTCATTGAGGGTAATAGAGGAGAAGAATTTTATACTGCAGCACAACCTTCATTATCAACAGGTGGTAAGTCGATACTTATTTCAACACCCAATGGATACGACCCACTTTACCATAAAGCATACGTTATGGCAGAAAAAGGTCGAAATAATTTTAATATTGTTTCGATGAAATGGTATGAAGATCCACGTTATAATGGTAGAAATGATGGTTCTGGTATGTCATGGATTTTACGTGACGATAAAACAGATGAAGTTGTTGAGGAGATAGTTGACCCTAAAAGTGGTAAAGGTCCTGATGCTGTTGTCTCTGAAGAAAAATGGGATGAGATGGTTGAAAAAGGTTATACACCTAGGTCTAAATGGTTTGATGATATGTGTGCTCAACTTAACCATAACCCAAGGTCGATTTCACAGGAGTTGTTGTGTTCATTTATTGGTTCAGGTGATAACGTAATCGATGATAAATATAAAAATAGACAAGAAAAAGAAAACGTAAAAGACCCAATCAGGAAAGAATGGATTGATGGTGGTATGTGGATATGGGAAGACCCTATTAAGGACCATCAATATATATTGGCAGCAGACCCTTCTTCAGGTTCTTCTGATGACTTCGCTGGTATATGTATATGGGATTATACAACAGGTAATCAGGTTGCTGAATACCATGGTAAGGTTGCACCAGACGTTTTGGGTGAAATATGTAAATATTATGGTGAATCATATGACGCATTTATTGTTGTCGATATTACAGGTGGTTGGGGTGCTTCAGTTGTGTTAAAATTGATTGAATTAGGATACCCAAAAAATCGTCTTTATTACGATGTTGCTGTTGGTATTGATTCTGTTGAAAACAATAAAGCATTACAGAAGTTTATGGATAAAGGTAAATTACCTGGACTAAACTTCCAAAAGAATAGGAATACCATTATTTCTGAGATGGAAAAAGGTATTAGGATGGATACTTTTAAGATTCGTTCTAAAAGGGTATTAAATGAAGTTAGTACCTTTGTTTATATTAACGGTAGACCAGACCATATGAAGGGTTATCACGATGACCTTTTAATGTGTATTGGTATGTGTTGTTTTGTTGGTATGACTTCTTTTAAGGATTTGGAAAAATCTAAGGGTCAGGCTAAAGCGATGATAAATAGTTGGTCTGTTGAAACAAATGATGTTAAAGATAATAGTGTTTTAGGTGAAGTTGTGGGTGGAGGGTTTTACTCAGACAAAAACACCAAAAATAACGTTACTGCTGAACAATTTAAAGAAAATATGTGGTTATTTAGTGGTATGAAAGGCTTTAAAAAATAATAAAATGAAAAAAGTTAATTCTAACAAACCGTTTAATAATAGATGTAATTTAAGGGCTGGTGCAGGACCCATTTATAATAAATTTTGTCCAACACCAAATAACCCCAATGGTTCAAAAACAAAGGGTGGTGATTATAAAGGTGTTAAATTACCATGTAGTGAATTATATGATAATTTAGTTAATTATGTTTGGGAAATAGACCTTTCAAACGGAGAACACTTATCTTATGTTGAATGTGATTATGTAGATTAATTATTTTTTAAATAATTTAATTTTTCTATTGTTTGTTGTGTCTTGGTCTTTTTCAATGACCTTGTTTGATTTATATTTTTCTAAAATATTTAAAACTACTTGTAATTCGTATTTTAATTCTTGGTTTTCAATCTCCAAGTTGTTAATTACCTGTAAAAGATGTTTATTTTTTTTGTTTAATTTATTTAAATCATTTTTATAATCATTTATTGTAACATCTTTTTTATTTAATTCCTGTTTAAGTTCCAAATAACGTTTGTTTAATTCATTTAAACAATTTTCAACAGAATCTAATTCATATTTACTAATAATTAAAGAAACGCCTTTTGTTTTTACTTTACGATCTAAACTATCCATTTTATGTTTTGATATGCTGTCCATATAAACAATGTCTTCAATCATTTTTTCAGCAACCTCAATCATATCATTTTGTTTAATTTTTAAACTATCAATTTCTTTATTTATTTTATCCGTATCAATATTTTTTCGTTCATCGTTATATATTGATACAACCGAAAAAGTTGTAAAAGATAAAATAACAACCAATACACCATATTTTATTAATCTTCTAATCATTTTTTTTATTTCTATTATTTAACTTTGTTATTGTTATAATGAATTTTTCATTTAATTCCTTATAATCATCTTTTAGTTGATTAACTTCTTTTTCTAATTTAACTATTTGTGTTGTTAGTGTTGATTTGTTATCTAAATATAAATAACCTATCGCTATTAAACACATAAATAGTAATGCCACTATTGGGTTTTTGGCGAACTCTTTAAACGATATGTTAGGTAAACTCATTATGTTTTTTATTATATAAATATACCCTTCACATTCATAATATAATAAATTATCTTTAAACATGATATTTATAAAAAAGAAATAAAAAAAAATGGCAGATAATAAGAATAATTTAACAGTTTATCAAAAACTATTTTATATGTTTGGTCAAGGTGGTGGTCCTAAAGCTAACCTAACCAACAATAAATATTCTTTAACGGATAACGATTTAATTGTAACAAAATCCAAAGAAGAGTTTAATAAAGAAAAATTACAACTACAACAACAAAAATATTTAGAAAGTCAATGGTCTAAAATAGATAGTGAATTATATCAAAAGGCTATATTTTATGAAACTTCTAGAGTCGCTTCTTATATGGATTATGAGGCAATGGAATTTACTCCGGAGATTGCGGTAGCTTTAGATATTATGTCAGAAGAGTCGTGTACGTTAAGTGAACAAGGTAAAATGTTAACGGTTTACTCTGATTCTAGTAGAATTAAAAAAGTATTAGAAGATTTGTTTTTTAATGTTTTAGACATCCACTCTAATTTACCAATGTGGACTAGAAATACATGTAAATATGGTGATAATTTTGTATTTTTAAAAATAGATTACAAAGATGGTATCATTGGTGGTACCCAATTAACTAATTTAGATATTGAAAGAAAAGAATTAAACGCAGTAGATTTTAAAAACAGCCAATTACAAGGTGAGAATGAAAATTCTCTTAATAAAAAGAATGTTAAGTTTATTTGGAAAGATAAAACTTTGGAGTTTAATGCTTGGGAGGTAGCTCATTTCCGTTTATTGGGTGATGATAGAAAACTACCTTATGGTACATCTGTTTTAGAAAAAGTTAGACGTATTTGGAAACAATTGCTTTTAGCCGAAGACGCGATGTTAGTTTATCGTGTAACAAGAGCACCTGAAAGAAGGGTATTTAAAGTTTATGTAGGTAACATTGATGATTCGGATGTTGAGGCATACGTACAAAAAGTAGCTAATAAATTTAAAAGAACACAAACAGCGGATAAACAAACAGGCCAAACAGATGTTAGATATAACACATTGGCAGTAGACCAAGATTATTTTGTTCCTGTTAGAGACCCTAACGCTTCAATGCCTATTGAAACTTTACCAGGTGCATCGAATTTAGATCAAATTGCAGATATTCAGTTTATCCAAAGAAAATTGGTTACAGCATTAAGAGTACCAAAAACTTTTTTAGGGTTCGAAGAACCTACAGGTGAAGGTAAAAATTTAGCTTTAATGGATATTAGATTTGCTAGAACTATTAACAGAATCCAACAAGCTATGATTCAAGAATTAAATAAAATAGCAATCATTCATTTATATATTTTAGGTTTCCATGATGAGTTAAATAATTTTAAATTAACACTTAATAACCCATCAACACAAGGTGAGGTATTAAAGGTTGAACAATGGAAGGAAAAAGTATTGTTATATAAAGATTTAACAGCTAGTGATGCTGGTATTGCCGCAACATCACATACGTGGGCTAAGAAAAATATCTTTAATTGGTCTTCTGATGAAATTTTGGAAGATTTGGAACAACAAAGATTGGAGAGAGCTGTTGCAGCTGAATTGGAAAAAACATCTGAGGTTATTAAAAACACAGGATTCTTTAAGAAGGTTGATAAGTTATATGGTGAGTTACCGTCAGAACAAGGTGCTGAAGGTGCTGAAGATACTGGTGGTGATGAAGGTGGATTTGGTGCTGACTCAGGAGGTGGTTTCGGAGGCGGAGGCTTCGGTGGAGGTGACTTCGGAGGTGGAGATACTGGAGGTGAAGATACTGGTGGTGATGAAGGTGGATTCGGAGAAAGTTTTAGAGGTGATAAAAACACAATAGACAAATTACTATTAGAAGGTAAAAAGAAAAATCAAGATATTTTTTATATGACTAAAGGTATAGATGAACTTTTAAATGAAGATATTTCTGATGAAGATGAATTATTATTCGATTAGGGCATATTTATATTTAAAATAGTACTATGAATTTTGGAACATTAAAAGATATTTTCCTTGAGGAATTAATTGAATCTTATACATCTGAAGATACTTTAGGCAAGGATTTATATAAAAAATTCTTAAAAATATTAAAAGAAAACGAAACTTTAAAAACTAGTTTTATTGTTTTTAAAAATATAGAAAACAAAACAATTACTAGTGAAGTTAAAGCCATAGAATACCTAAAAGAACACAAATCTTTATTCGATAAATTCCGTGGTGATAAGTCATTATCAAAAAATTTAGAAAAATTAACAACTTTGTTGGAGTCTTACGGAATTGATTATTCAAACAAGGAAGTTAAACCAATTCACAAATCTTTACAGGATTTTATATTAACACAAAAAAATATAAACACATTAGATTCTTTACAAGAAACACAAGATGTGTTGGTTAATTGGTTATTAACTGAAAAAGTTTTGGTTAAAGAAACAACTAACGATGAATATATTAAAAAAGGGATTAACCCTAAAAACTTTTTAGATATTGCTTCTAAAAAGTTTAATGAAAAATGGGGGAATACTTTAACAGAAGAAGAAAAGTCATTATTAAAGGTTTTAAGGGAAAGAAATGAAGAAAAAAATAAGGCCTTAGTAAAAGAATTAGTTAAAGAGAATATTTCTTTAGTGAATCAGCTTTTAGAAGAAAATGCTGAAAACATTACAATTAAGTCAAAACTACTAGAAACTAAGGATGCTATTTATAAAATGGCTGAAAATAACGACAGTTTCAGTAGAAACATACTGAAATTGTATGAACTAAAGAAAAACCTTAAAAATGATTAACAAACTACTACACCAAATCGTAAACAATTTTGGATTTAAATGTGTTTCTGATTTTGGAAACTCTATTGTACACTCAAAATTTTTGGCATTAACATTACCATTAGCAGCATTATCTTCTATGGTACAAACTCTTTTGGGTTTACACTTATTAACAATAATATCTTTTGTTGTTTTGGTTGTATTGGAATTAATAACGGGGTTATTGGCATCAAAAGTTAGGGGTGAAAAAATTGTTTCACGTAAGTTTAGTCGTTTTGGTTTAAAAGTATTTGTTTGGATACTTTTATTATACGTAACAAACGCTGTTAAGTTAGAATATAACACAGACCCAACAGCTTTTGGTAAAGTCGCTTCAACATTATTTACGTGGTTACATGGTACATTCTTTATTTATATTGTTTTGGAATATCTAATATCAGTTTTAGAAAACTTGGGTGTTATAACTGGTAATTCTAAACAAACGTTAATTGACGCTATAATCAAAAAAATAAACACATTTTTAGGTTTAGAAAAAGACAAAGATAAAAAATGAAAAAATTATTTCAACAAATATTAAAAGAAAAAGATGAATATTCACAAGGTAGGGTTTATTTACTTTGGTCTATTATTGCTTACTACATAACAATAACAATATTGTTAATTTCTGGTATTAAAAAAGAAGAGTTAAAAATGGAAAACTTTAAAATAATATTAGATGCTTTGGAATACGCAATGACCTTATTCGGTGGTTATGTATTCGGTGGTAAGTTTTTGGAAGTTGTTAAACATATTGGGGTTAACAGAGGTAAAAATACTGATAATAACGAAAAACAAATATTAAACGATTAAAAATTATGGCACAAACAAGAGTAGGGGTAAGACCCAGAATATCACCAAATTCAACATTATGGAATGATTTATTAGCTTATTACACAGCAGATAACACACCTAACGATGCTTTAGGGAATTATAACGGTACACTTGTAAATGGTGCTACTTATGGAACTGGAATTATTAATCAAGGTTTTTCGTTAGATGGAGTTAATGATTATGTTGACTTGGGAAACTCCTCAATTTGGGATTACGGAACGAATGACTTTACAATTTCAATTTGGTGTTATTGGACTACAAACACACTTAACGACCCTATATTAGGGGTTGCTGGATATAATACTACAAACGGAGGGTTCAGCCTCTACGCTACTACGTCTGAAAAATTAACTTTATGGTATAGAAATTCTGGTACATTCCAAATCGGAGGTACAGCTAATGGAACATTTACAATAAACAATTGGAATCATGTAGTTTTGAGAAGAACAACGAATACTATTGATTTATTCATTAACAATGTTAAACACAATCTTTCCACAACATTTACAGATTCATTAGGTAATTCAACAGCTAATACAAGAATAGGGAATAACGGTTACGGCTTGTATTTTATTGGGTCACTAGACGAGCTAGCTAATTTTAATCGTTCTTTATCAGATGTTCAAATAACAGAATTATACAACTCAGGAGCAGGAAAGCAATATCCAAACTAATAAAATAACATAAATTATATATAAAAGCCTCCACAGAAATATGGGGGCTTTTTTTTATGCAAAAAAGTTATTATAATTAAGAAAAAGTTTTTCAATGACAATAACAACAATTAGTGATACACACAACAAACACAATCTTATACCAAAGGAGTATTTAAGTGGAGGTGATGTTATTATACACGCAGGAGATATGTCCTCAAGAGGTATGGAATATGAAATAGATTCGTTCCTTAATTGGTATGAAACATTACCATATACACATAAAATATTAATTGCCGGAAACCACGATTTTTTCTTTGAGAATGCATCAAAATATATTATAGAAGATAAATTAAAAAAATACCCAAACATTACCTACTTAAACGATAGTGGTGTTGATATTGAAGGAATAAAGATATGGGGTAGTCCCGTACAACCTTATTTTCATGATTGGGCATTTAACAGAAAAGGTGAGGATATTAAAAAACACTGGGATTTAATACCAAGTGATATTGATATCTTAATTGTACATGGAGGACCAAAAGGTAAGGGTGATCTTAATTTAACTTTACGTGGTGAGGATGTTGGTTGTCCTTATTTAACAGAAACAATTGATAATAGATTAAATAACCTTAAATGTTTTATTCACGGACATATTCATGAAGGTTATGGGATGTATGAAGATGAAAATGGTGTATTATATATAAACACAAGTGTATTAGATGTTAGATATGTAATTAAAAATAAACCACAAATGTTTTATATGGATACAAATAACAAAAAAATAAATAAAAATTTTTATGAAAAAAGGTAAAGAAATAACCTTAAAAACAAATTACCAATACAACGTCAAATCAGGTACCGTTGATAATAAAAACCCAAAATCACTTTATTTACAGATATCTGCATGGGGCAAACCAAAAAGTGAATGGATTGAGGAATACGATGCAATAATTAGAAAAAAATCCAAACGTGTTAAGAAAAAATTATTTGAGGTTTTGGATGGTAATGATTTTTATAAGGACTTATCTATAATTGATTTTAATATGGCTTCTTCTGGAATTGATTATAATAAAAGAAGTTTTATGTCTGTTGAGATTACTTTATTTAAAAAACAACCTCTTTTTTCGATAAACTCAAATGAAATGATACCAGTTATGACAGAGTTATCAGAAAATTTAATAAAAGATGTTTTTGAATCGGATGAAGATTTTGAGTTTTTTAAAACTAAAAATTAATTTTATTTTAATATTGGCATATTTATAGATAAAAAATACTTATGAAAATATTAAAACCAGGTGAAGAAGGAACAGGTTTTTTGGTAGAATTTGATTCGGGATATATTACACCAGAATTAACTTGTCCTGATGGGGTTTGTTCTAATAGAAATTTAATTAGAGAATTTAAGTCAGGAACTAATTTAGGTGAGAATGGTGAAATACCTGAAAAAGTTGAGATATACGCTGTATTACAAAAATGGGGTGTTGAAAATAAGAATGGTCGGGTATACCCTGAAGAAATATTAAAAAGAGAAGCTAAAAGATATCAAGAATTTATTGATATGGGAACTTCGTTGGGTGAATTAAACCACCCTGAATCATCTATTATTGATGCCGACAGAGTATCACATAGAATCACCGAGATATGGTGGGAGGGACGAACTCTAATGGGTAAAATGGAATTAGATACAACACCAGGTTACCACAAAATGGGTGTCATATCATCTGTTGGTGATAAAGTTCTTAATATGATTAGAAAAGGTTGGACCGTTGGTATATCTTCAAGAGGTGTTGGTTCCCTTAAACAAGAAGGTGGTAAGAATATAGTACAAGATGATTTTGAACTTATTTGTTGGGATATAGTAACATCTCCTTCTACACCGGGGTCTTGGATTTCATCAGAAAAATCAGATTTAAAACCATATACAGAATCTACAGAAAAAAAATCTATTGAATTTGAGGAAGTTAAAAAAACTACATTAAATGAAAATAAGGTTATGGATGCCTTGAAAAAATTCTTAGATTAATTTATATTTAAGGATATATGTCCTTAAAAAGCCTTTTAGAAAATAAAAATTATAAAGCAATAGCTACGTTTCTCAAACATCACCCAGAGGAACGTAGTTTTTTATTGCAACAAACACAACATATACCCAATAATACTGAAATAAAGAATAACGAACTGGTTTATATTATTGTTAATAACCTAACAAATAAACCAAAATGTATTTGTGGTAAAGATTTGGTATATGTTAAACCTAATGTTGGATATAAAATCACTTGTGGTGATAAAGTGTGTATTGATACCATCGCTGTTGAAAAGAGGTCTAAAACAAACAAAAAACGATATGGTGGTAAAACACCCATGAGTTCACCAAAAGTAAGAGAAAAAGTAAAACAAACAATAAAAGAAAAGTATGGTGTTGATTCTGTTTTTGATATAGATGGTGTTAAAGAAAAAACCATCAAAACCAATATTGATAAATATGGCACAGAATGGTCCTCACAATCAGAAGTTATTAAAGAAAAATCTAAAAATAATTTATTAGATAAATGGGGTGTTGATTGCACCCAAAAATTAGATTTTGTTAAAAATAAAACAAAAAAAACTAATTTGGATAAATATGGTTCCGAAGAATTTTTTGGTGCCAAAATTAATAGGGAAAAGATTAAATCCACTTGGGATAACAAATATGGTGGCCATCCGTTAAGGTCTGATAAGGTTAAAAATAAAATCGTTAAAACAACTCTAGAAAAATGGGGTGTTACCCATGTATCCAAAACAAAATTAGTTAAAGATAAAATATCAAAAGCCTTAACCAAAAGATGGTTAGAATTTATGTCCATCGATGATAAGAATTTTATTAGAAAAGATGAGGATGGTTATTATATTTTATTTTGTGAAGAAACTGGTAAAGAATATAAAATTAACCCAGTTACATATAATAGAAGAAAAAGAAATGGTGAAGTAATATCTACTTACTTAAACCCTATAAATAAAAGTTATTCTAAAGGTGAAACAGAGTTGTTTGATTATATTAATTCAATATATGATGGTGAAATATTAAAAAATAATAGAGAAATCCTTGGTGGTTATGAATTAGATATTGTTATTCCTGAATTAAAATTAGCTTTTGAATATAATGGTATGTATTGGCACTCAGAAGAAAATAAACCAAAAAAGTATCATCAAAATAAATTCTTAAAATGTGAGGAAGTTGGTTATAGATTAATACAAATATGGGAAGATGAGTGGCAAAACGAAAATAAAAAAATAAAATCTTATATTAACCATATTATTGGTAAATCGGATAAAAAAATATATGCCAGAAAATGTGATGTTAAATTAATTGAACCAAAGGAATATAAAAAATTTTGTGAATTAAATCATTTACAGGGGTATGCTAGAGCCAAACATAAAATAGGGTTATATTATAAAGATGAGTTGGTTTCTGTAATGAGTTTTTGTACACCAAGGGTAAAATCTAAAGAAGTTATTGAATATGAGATGATTAGATTTTGTAATAAATTAGGTTATTCTGTTATTGGTTCGGCATCAAAAATATTTAAGTTTTTCTTAGATGAAATAAAACCAAAATGTATTATAACTTATTCTGATATGGATAAATTTAATTCAAATTTATATGTAAATTTAGGTTTTCAATTTGTTGGTTTTACTGAACCTAGTTATTTTTACTATTATAACGGAGAAAGGGTGAATAGATTCAAATTAAGGAGGTCCAATGTTATAAAAGAAAGTATAGACATTACCAAATATGTTAAAGTGTTTACGTCAGGAAATAAGAAATTTTTATGGCGCAGCATCTTTTAATTAAAATAATATATATTTATTAAAAAAATAATGCGCAAGCAAGCTTTGCAAAGCAAGCAGCAAGCAAAATAAAATAAAATAATATGAAAAAGAAGGTTATTAGATTAACAGAATCCGATTTGGAAAAATTGGTTAAAAGGGTTATTAAAGAAGAGTATGATAACCATATGGAACAACCATCAATTATTGGTGATATTGAAGGTGATTTAATGGAGATGTCAAATGACGAAGCATTAGAATATTTAGAAGATATTATTCAATATTGTATGGATAAAAAACAAGAGTTAAGTTCAGAATCAACAGAAGAAGAAATAGGTGAACATACCCAAGAAGAAATGAACGATGTTTGGCGTAAATTAAATGAGTGGAATAGTGAATCTGTTTTTGAGAGAATGGAAAGAACATTTAACGAAGAATCTATGAGTGTTGAATATTTTGTAGACTCCCTACCAACCCATTTTGGTTATGATGAAGATTACCTAATATCAGTATTAAAACAAATTAAAGAAGAAGGGATATAAATATGAAAAAGAAAGTTATTAGATTAACAGAATCCGATTTGGAAAAATTGGTTAAAAAAATAATCACAGAGGTTGGTGGTTATGATGACCCAAGTATTATGGGTACTCACACAGCTAAGTCAATGGAAAACTTAACAGGAGTATATGATGAGTTATCGAATATCTTACAAGGGTTGGCTAACGCTATTATGGATGATTTTTCTGTATCAGAATTAAGTGATTTCTTAAATGATGTTGTTAATGAAATAGAAATCCTAGTAGATACAATCCAAAAAACAATTAAAGATTTTACAGAGGATGATATGATTGCTACAGCAAAAAGATTTATAAAAGAATTAAAATCATTCCAAAGAAAAATTATTGTATTAATGAATTTTTCAGATTCTATGGGTAATGAATTAGAATTTAAGGAAAGATTAAAGAATATGGTCCAAGGTTTAATTCCAATGGTTAAAGAATATGGGAAAAAACTTAGAATAACAAATGATACATTTAGAGATAGATTCTCAAGTGGTATGGGTTTTAATTAAAAAAAATAATGAAAAAGAAAATTGTAAGATTAAACGAATCTGAATTTATAAGATTAGTTGAAAAGGTTGTTAGAAGAGTTAATAAAAAACCTTTAAGAGAATCTAGAAATAGAAAAAGAATGATTAGAGAAAATACTAGTGATATGTATACATTAGAATTTTATTACACGACAGGTGAGGAAGATTATGGTGATGAAGGTTATGATGATAGTGGTTATGTAGAAGGTCAATTTGTTGTAAACATACCTAAATCTATTTTTAGACAAATAACTGGTATAGATTCTATTACAGGTGATGAAGAATTTGAACCTTGTAATAGTGATGAAGGTGGGGAATTACTTGATTACATGTTAGATTCTTATTACAAAGGTGATTATGTGATTTCTAAAAATACTATAACAGGTAGAGATATGGAACCAGACATTGACTGTAGTTGGACACAAGGTGTGATTACAGTTAAATAACATTAAATTAGAAGGTCTGAGAAATCAGACCTTTTTTATTTACTTTATAACATATTTTATTTAATATTGAGTAAATAATTAATTAAATAGTTTTTAGATATGAATAATGATGTAGTAAATTTTTTCCTAGTTAAAGTTGAATTTGATTCAATTAACGAACAAACAGGAAAAGCAAAGAAAATTAAAACTCAATATTTGGTTGATGCAATGACTTGTACTGAGGCTGAAGCTAGAACTCACCAATACTTAAATGGTACGGTTTTAGATTATAATATTGTATCAGCAACAAAATCCCCTATTGAGGATGTTATTAAAGTTGGGGTTCCTGCTTAATAACTTTAATTAAACAAAAAAAAAGGTCTGAGAAATCAGACCTTTTTTTTAATCCCTATATTCTTCAGGTAATCCCATACCATCAGCTAATCTATCAAATAAACCTTCATGTTCCTTATCTTCAGGTAAATCAACACCAACAGCAGCATGTATTAACTCATGTGTTATAACCCATTTAAGATATTCCATATCATTTAATGCTTTTGGTTTAATTCCCATAACACCATTCTTACCATTTTTTGGGTGATTGAATCCAGCGATTTTACCATCAATAATCGAATCATCCAACTTAATATCTATTTTTGGTAAATTTAATTCTTTATTTGTTATATTAAAATAAACTTTTTTTAATTTATTTTCGATAGCAGATTTTAATGACTTAACTTTATCAGAATCATCTTTTTCCGTTAAAAAATAACGTTTTTTAACATCTTCAGTAATAACTTTTCTTATAATATTTTTAATTTTTCTTTCCATATAACCATAAATATCAAAAAAAATTAAATAAATCTTGTGCAAAAACCTATCTTTTTTGTTTTTAACGAATATTTATTTGAAAAAGTGTTTATTCGTGCATTTTTTTTTAAAAATAACAAATAAAAATAAAAAAACAAACAAAATGGCTGAAACAAGAAAGTCTATCATCGAAGAAGCTTTTATGGAAGCAGAAAAAATTGAACAAGCTTTCAAAGTCAACTCAAAAGAAATACTGGCTCATACAATGGGTTCAGATATTGAAGAAATGGTAAAGGAATCTTTAAAAGGTTCGAATGACTTAAACGAAGACGAAGATGAAGAGAATGCTGAATTAGAGTTGGATTTAGACTCTGATGAAGAAGCTAGCTTAGACGCTGGTGATGACCTTGACCTAGAAATTGGGGATGAGGAAGAGGGAGATGAAATCGAACTTGACTTGGATGACGAGTTAGAGGGAGATGAAGACCTTGAAGTGGTAGACCTTACGGGTGTGAGTGATCAAGAAGTTATTACGGTGTTCAAAAAAATGGCACCAGAAGACGAAATCGAAGTTACTCAAAAAGACGGGGGTGTAGAAATCAAGGATAACGAAACTGGTGCTGAGTATCATATTGAACTTGGTGGTTCTGAAATGGCTGATGAAGATGAAATCGAATTAGGTTCTGATGAAGATGAAGAGATGGAATTGGAATTAGGTGATATGGAAGACGAAGGAGGTGAAGAGATTGAATACCAAATTGAACTTGACGATGAAGAAGAGGAAGGTGAAGAAATGGAAGATGAAATGTCTGAGGCTTCTCGTACATTAGCAAGTGGTAGAGCATTTGGTAGAAAAGGATTAGATAAACCAAAAGCCGCTCCAAGACATTTAAGAGCTGAATCTAAAACACCAAGATCAAACAAATTGATTAACGAAAACAAAGTTCTAAAAAACGAATTAAATAATATTACGTCTGAAAACGAAACTTTAAAAGAAGATTACAACAAAATGGTTGATGCTCTTAAAGAATTCAGACAAAAATTAAATGAGGTGGCTGTTTTCAATAGTAACCTTACTTATACAGTTAGATTATTTACTGAACACTCAACTACTAAAGATGAAAAAGTTGATATCATTAAAAGATTTGATGATGTTAAAACTTTGAAAGAATCTAAAACTACTTACAAAAACTTAGTTAAAGAAATTTCAAAAACTAAAACACCAATCAAAGAATCAATTGATAACAAACTTAATGAAACTAAAAGTAGTGGTTCAGCAACTGAAATAACTGAATCAAATGTTTATGTAGACCCACAAATTGAAAAAATGAAAAAATTATGGGAATACCAATATAAACACTAATAAAATAACAAATAAAAAAATAAAAAACAAAAAAAAATGGGATATTTATTAAAATCTGGTGAAGTTGGAAATATCGGAACTAAACACCAAAAAGCAGTTCGTGAGGCAACTGTAAACAAATGGGAATCTTTAGGATTCTTAGAAGGATTAGAAGGACACGTTAGAGAAAACATCGCTTTGTTATATGAAAACCAAGCAACAACTTTAATTAACGAAACTTCAACTGAAGGTGGAGCATCTACTGGTTCTTTTGAAACTGTAGTTTTCCCTATCGTTAGAAGAGTATTCTCTAAATTATTAGCTAATGACATCGTATCAGTACAAGCTATGAACTTACCAATCGGTAAATTGTTCTACTTCGTACCTAAAATTTCTGATAGAGTTGATGGTAGCCACGGTGAACCAGTTGTTACAACTTGTTTAGATGCTGGATGTTCAGGAACTACTTACCAAAACGCTGTTAAGAGTTTATACGACCAATTCTATAACGATGGTTTATTTGACCAATCAAAAGGAAAAATCACTGTTAAATATTTAACTGGTTCTACTGTAGCATTTAATGCTGATAGTGAGTTAGTTTCTGGTGATAGTGCATTAGCTGGTGACGGTTCAAGAAGAAACCAAATCTTAATGTTACAAGGATTTGTTGGAACAGGAGCTGGTAGATTACAAGGACCAGACGGACACGAAATGGATACTGAATCTTTCTTAGCTTCATTAGCAATTTCTAGTACTTCAGATATAGAAGACCCTAACGCTGACGTTATTATTGCAGCAAACAATCCAATTCCTTTTAGAGTTGTTACTCAAAAATACGGAAAAGGTATTGTTGATTATGGAAGTGATATTTGTGATGCTGACGGTAAAATCTATATTGATTTAGATTTAACTCACCCAGTATGTGCTAACTGTGATAACGGAACTATCGATGGTTATATCGGAGCTTCTACAGGAGCAACATTAAATGGTTTAATCGCATCTTACCACTCTTACGATGACTTAGAATTAGAATCTCAAATGGGAGAAGTTTCTTTCGAATTAGATTCTGTTACAGTATCAGTTACTGAAAGAAAATTAAGAGCTACATGGACTCCTGAATTAGCTCAAGACGTATCAGCATTCCATAACATTGATGCTGAAGCTGAATTAACAGCTTTATTGTCTGAGCAAGTTGCAGCTGAAATTGACCGTGAGATTTTAAGAGATTTAAGAAAAGGTGCAGCATGGCAATTACGTTGGGATTACAACGGATGGAAGAGATTGTCTAACAACGCTTCTTATACACAAAAAGACTGGAATCAAACATTAATCACTGCGATTAACCAAATTTCAGCACAAATCCACAAATCTACATTAAGAGGTGGAGCTAACTTTATCGTAGTATCTTCTGAGGTATCAGCTATCTTTGATGATTTAGAATACTTCCACGTATCTAACGCTTCTCCTGAGCAAGATAACTACAACATGGGTATTGAAAGAATTGGTTCATTATCAGGAAGATATACAGTATACCGTGACCCTTACGCACCGGCTAGTTCAGTGTTAATCGGACACAAAGGTAAATCTTTATTAGATACTGGTTATATCTACGCACCATATGTTCCTTTACAATTAACACCAACAATGTATAACCCATTCAACTTCGTACCTGTTAAAGGTATCATGACACGTTACGCTAAGAAAATGGTTAACAACCGCTTCTACGGACAAGTTTCAGTTGATGGTTTACGTACATTCGATATCAGAGAGTTAAGATAAGAATAATTCTTAAATATATCAGGAAGAGGGGTTTTATACCCCTCTTTTTTTTTTATATAACAATCTCGTATTTATAATTACCACAATCCCAAACAACTAAATAACCAATTTCATTCATTATTTGTTTTTCGGTTTTATTAACATCATAACCCTTTTTGATTAAAATGTCTTTTCTAAAAGAATATCTATGATACCTTTTATTATCACCTTTAATATACCAATAATTAGGTTTTATTTCACCAACTAAGTTAAAACCTATTTTTGTATATAAATTATCATTATTTAAGGTCCATCTTTTATCAGCATAAGATATAATATTCTTAGGGTTATATTCTTTAATAAAGTATTTTAATAATCTAGGTGCAATACCCACAACATTATTAGATGCAAATCTAACCAACTCATAAGAACCTTCTTTATGTTTACTACCCAAAGAACCTCTTAATTTAGAGAAAGTCATTACAGCAACCAATTCTTCGTTATAATAAGCACCAATAAAATATTTAGATTTATCTGTTCCTTGTATATGTGTTTTATTTAAGAAATTATTTTTTTCGTCACTACTTATTTCTTTTATAACACATTTTCTTGCATATATTTTTTTATCATCAAAACCTAATAAATGTTTTATTTTTGATTTAACAATATCTTTTTTATTTAGCCATTCATCGGAGAATATATGAACCAATTTAATCCCTTTTTTGTTCGCTAATTTTGTTTTATTAGTATGGTAATGTTTATCTTTACCCATTTTTTCTGAGTGCCAAAATAAACCATTATATTCAAAACCGATTTGTTTATCCTCAACAAATATATCTATTTCAATCCCATCTAAACTTTTTTTATGATTCATTATTGGATTAACACCTAATGATTTTATATAATCAAAAATCTCTTGCTGGTCTTTGGAAATGAAATTATTTTTTATTAGTGGTCTACCATCATCTAAATAACCCTTAAATTCTTCTCTTATGTTTTTGGAATATAAGTTATCACCATATTCTTTAACATAATCATCTAATGTTATATTATGCGTCAATAAATGAGTGTTTGTTATACATCTAAATTTTTCGTTACATATTTTACATTCCACAAAATTGTTTGGGTCATCGTAGTTTATATTATCCTTTAATAACCACTTTTCTTTTGGGTAATCATTAATAAAATCATCTATTGTTAAATAATCGTGTGAAAAAATATGTTTGGTTATTGATCCTGCTTTATTTTCAATATCTATAGTTTCCCATTCACATATTGAGCAACACCATTTTTCTTCATTTATTTTATCTATTAATTCAAAATAATCTTCATACCATAATTTACCTGTTGTTTCACTAATTCTATTTCTTATATAAGTTGATGGCAACTCTATTTGATAGTTATTCCTTATATGAGTTGTTATTGAACCAGATTTATTTAACACATCACCAAAAATTTTACCTGTTTTAACACACTTTAATGATTTATTATCGTATCTATTGTAATCTATTGTTTTTTCGTTAAACTTTTTTTGAGCACCCCTTTTCTTAATTTCAATATTATTTTTATTTAATATATCTTTAACTTTTAACTTACCTATGTTAAATTTCTTACAAATAACGTTTATCCCAACATTTTCTTTTGTGTATAAATATATTATTTCCTTTTCCATATGATATAATTATACCAAAGTTAAGGGTTAAAGTAAATGGGTTGTATAAATCTGTATTAACAGATATTTATTAGTATGAATATAAAAGAAATGAATGATTTTGATTGGACATCAGATATTAAAGCTGGTGAAACTTTGGGTAATATAAAACAAAATAATTTTCGAGGATATAATGTTGGTGACAAAATAACGGTTACAGGTGGTATATATATTGAAGATTATGATGGTGATAGAGATGGTTGGATTTGGTTAAGTAATGAACCATTTATGATTAATGATATTATCCCAAATTTGGGTAGATTCGTTCTATTAGCACTTAATGAAAAATTAATTAACAACCCTGAAAATAAACATTTCTTATTAAATGATTGGAATGAATTATATATCGGAGATTATCACCAAGATAATGATTTATTAATTTCACGATATATTGAAAATCTAAAAGAAGATAATGATTTTGATTGGATAAATGATATTGATGATAGTAAACCACAAAAAGGAACTGCTTGGGCAATAACAGGTATTAAGAATGAGACTGACTCTATCCAATGTCAGAAATTCTTATTTAATCTTGGTTTTGGGTGGGTTAATGATGCAAAAGAAATTATTTACACCCCAGCAAAACAATTCGGTTCTATATTTCGTGGTGACATTAAACACAAGTTATTTGGTTTAAGTTCTAAACAGGGGATAGATAGTACCATAGAAATAGCCAAAGGAGAAAGTAGACAAGACAAACTATATCATTTTGAGTGGGTTAATGGTGAAACAAAATTAAAAGATATTATTTATTTAACTGATAACATAAACGAATCCAATGATTTTGATTGGGTTGAAGATGTTAAATACACATTAGGTCAATTAGTTGATTTAGGTGATTTATCTGTTGGGGATAAACTTATATTACGTGGTAATGTGTTTAATAATAAGACACACCAAAGAACATACGTTGATAACTTTGAAGTTGAAATCGTTAGTAAATCTAAATATAGAGAAGGTCTAGATGGGTATGGTATGAGTTTTAGTCCTGAACGTGGAGATGTGGTTGATGCTATGGGTGGTGTTATTAACACTGAAGATATATCATTTCTAAAACAAGATAGGGATTTAGAAGTTGTTCAACATATTAAATCTAATGATAGATTAAATGAAGATAATGATTTTGGTTGGGCTGGAAATGTATCATCTGAACCTGATTTTGATATATGGGAAAAGGTGACCAATATAATTGATAATGAGGTATCACAAGGACCTAATTATGATTCTTGGGTTGGTTCTAACTCTTACAATGAATTAGATAATATATTAAGTAGGTATGAAATAGATATTGATGATATGGGTGATTTTTTCACTTTCCCACCAAAAAATAAAAATGGGGTGGAGATTAACCATTACCAAATACAAGAAATATTAGATGATTTGTTATTTAATGGTTATGATGACCCAAATGATGATTATATGTTAGAATCTTATAACCCATTTGATTTTGGTTGGGCTGGAGGTGAAGTTCACTTAAAACCCGAATATGTTATTGGTAGAAGAATATGTTATAGAAAACAAAAAAATAACATTAGTTCATATAATCTGTTCAAATATAATAGATATGAACTAAAACTTAATGATGTTAGAGAAGTAGATTGTTGGGTTATAGACCATATAGATGGGGATAATGTTGTGATAGAGATGGAAGATACTGGTGAAGATATGGATTTCAGGTACGACAGAGTTGAACAATTACTAAATTTAGGTGTGTGGGCAATAATGAATGATGATGGTTCTATTGAAAATGATTTTGTAAACCCAAATATTAAAGAATCTATTAAATATATTAATAACGTTGTTAAAGAATTATCCATTTTAAGTGAGGATGGCAAAACCGAACCCGATATGGAATGGGATTTATCAGATAATATCAAAAAAGATTTAGACAGGTCAAAAAAATGGGTTAAAACTGGTGAAGACGTTAAAGAATATGTTAAGGTTTTAATGGATAAGATAAAATCTTTACCAAAAGCAACAAAGAAAAAGATTATTGGTTATGCTTTATTGGGTATGGTATCTGTTAACACAATAAATAATTACATTAGTGATGTTGAAAAAGAAAAACCTACCGATACTGAAATAATTAGGTCTAACATAAAAAAACCTGCAATAAGAAAACCAAGTTATGAATTAAAACAATTTATTAAAAGTGAAGAAAAGTTAAGATTAACAGCTTATGAAATAGGTGATGATATGGTTACAATAGGTTATGGACATGCTGAACCAACTACAAAAACAAAAATGATTCCTGGTAAAACAAAAATCACAAAAGAAAAAGCTGAAAAATTATTTGAAAAGGATATTGAGGAGGCGTCAAACGGGTTAAATAGGATATTAGATTCATGGGTAGACCAAGGTATTGATGTTGAAATAACTCAGGGTATGTACGACGCTATGACATCAATGATATTTAATATGGGTATTGGTAATTTTAGAATGTCTGATTTTATTCAAATGGTTAAACGTGGTAATTATCAACAAGCACAAGATACAATTAAAACAACCAATGTAACTTATCCTGGACATAAACCAAGAAGAGAAAAAGAATCAGAGATGTTCGGGGGATATTATAATATTTGATTCTTCACGTAACATTCTTGCTGCATCACCTTCCATTAATTCAGCTATATTAATACGGTTTTCGGTTGTTAACCCATCTAGTAAACCACTTTCTTGCCATCTTCTAATAATTTCTTCTCTATCGGTTGGGAAAGGTATTTCATACTGAATGACTGGACCACCTGATATAAAATCGTGTTTTTGTATTTTTTTTTTAATTAACATAAAAATATTGGTGGGGATTTGACCCCACCATTTTTTTTATTCTTTAATTCCACGTTCTTTGGCCATCTCTTTATTTGTAGGACCATTCTCCAAACGATTGTTAATGATTGTTGTGATTTCGTTACCCAACATTGAATAAACTTTCATGAAATTACCCACACCCAATTGTGAATCTTTAACATCCCATAAAGTAATCCCATCTTTTTTACTTCTATCGTTGTGGAAAGCTACTTTAGCAAAATCATTAGAACGATATTCAGTTTCTTTAACTGATTTGTCAATAACAAACACTAAACAACCATTCTCTATATATTGTTTATAGTATTTACCATAGTTATTATCTTCTGAAGATACACACCATTTAGTTCCTTTACCATAAACATTAGAACTTCTAACAGATAAAGGGTATAAAACTAACCATCTATCATCTTCGTATAAGATTTCAGTTTCTTTGTTTTTAACCTCAGAGATTGTAACCTTTTCTTTAGCGTTTTTAACTGTTTGAACAATATCTGGATTTGATGGGTATGAATAAATATCTTTATTCTCCAAAAGATTTCGTTCAGACAAGTCATGGAAATCCCTAATAACATCAAACATTTCCTTAAAAGTGTTCTCTTTTAATTCTTTTTCAATCCATTCAACCCAATCTGAAACAGATTTAATCATAAACGGTAAATACTTGTTTGTTTTAGATGGGTCCATTGCTGATAAAATATCAATGATACTGATATTGTAGTTTGGGTTTTGTTCTTTTAGTTCCTTAATTTTTGCCATATCTATTAATATTAATTCGGTTTTTAACTTTAACTCCAACAAATATATTAATTCTTTTTTAATTAAACAATATATAACCTAATTTTTTGGAAGTTAATGATATTTATAAGAAAAGAAATTATTATGAAAAAAATTATAAAATTAAAAGAATCTGATTTGGGAAGGCTGGTTAGAAGGGTTATTAAAGAAGAGGAAGAAGTTAAAAAAGAAAAATCTACTACTTTAACTAAACACCCTGCATACCCAGCAATAGATAGATTGGAGAGGGAGTTAGAAAACTTAAAAATGGAATTTAAGGATAGTATTGCTAATGCTGTATCGGGTGAAGATGGGTATCATAGTGAAATCGATAAATTCTCTGAAGATTTTGGTAAATTCATTACTAAAGTATCTAATTTGAAATCTAAAATAAATGATTATCAAATAGCTAATAAAGATAAGGAAATGGCTGAGGCTAGAAAACGTAAAGAAAAACAACGTCAATATCAACACCATATGAGAGAAAAGGCTAGAAAAGATGGTCGTAACTATTCTTATTAAAAACACAATGAGAAGGTTTGATAAAAAAAAGAATATTTTAGAGGCTAACTTGAGGTTGGAGGAGTCTTTTATTGGATCTAAAAAACTAATTTTAGAAGATCAAAACCCTGATACTAGTTCTGATACAAAAAATATTTGTGATATAATGACGGTTAATTCATGGGATGAAATTTTAGAATTATTAAACACTATGGATTCTGTTAAAGGTTCTGATAAAATAAAAAAAGATATAAAAAATTTGTATCAAAAAAGTAAAGAAGAATTGTCTACATTAAGTAATGATGAGGATATTATGAATACTTATTTAAGAAAGATACAAAATGAATTGTGTAAATAAAATAAAACAAAATGAAAAACTTAAAACAAATTAAATTAATGATGGAGAGATTGGAATCTCCTAGAATGACC